CATTTAACTCATCGCCACCGCCGAACCAGCATGCTGGCTCGGCGTTGTGTGTACGAACTGACTGAAAAACACTCATGGTAGTCGTCATAAGACGGTACACGAATGTCCGTGCTACTCTGCTCTGGACGGGACAGTTTGGTCTTATTCCCCTTTTCTGCAAAATAACGCAGGAGGGAGGACCAACCATCAAGCCAGAACTCTATAGATCGGCTCTTTACTCCGAGCGTGAGATACTCGACCTTTTGCAGGTCTTGATTCCAACGCTTGGGTATAGGCCGAGTGGAACTATCAGGTGCCATTGGGAGACTAGGACCGGGGAGACCCAGGTCCTTCGTCGGAATTGGCCAGTACAAACTGTCCAACAACCCTACAATATACTCGTAGGTACAATGGAACAACTTATCATAGAAGAGGTTGGAAATCTCCAACCAACTTGGATAAGATTCAGGCGACCGGGATCGCGACCATACAGTCTTTAATTTGACTGGCGTGACATCGACACCTCGGTAGGCGTCTAGTCCGCAGGATTCACGAAAGAATCCTTTGGTGCAACTCTTGTCACGGTTTACAAGTAAACCAAACGACTCGAGTTGTTCGATAGCGTTGCAGGCATGTGCCTGTGGTACTATCACGTCATCCCCGTACACTAAGATACACTCTCGTGTATCTGCATCAGGTGAGCCGGCAGCAAGGATAGCCCAGATCGTAAGCGCCATTATCGGGAAGCATAAACTGCTTCCCATTGGTGCGAACTTTCTTAGCGGCAAGACCTCGCCGGACGGTAACACCGTAGCAGAGCTTCTACATGCCTCCAAGTACTCACAAATGTGAGGGGGAAACAGTAGACGAACTAGATCCAACGAAACGCGATCACTCGCATCTTTCAGATCGAGTGTCGCGTATCGACCGTCGGTAGACCCGGAAAGGGCCGCCCACCGGTTGATACGTTGGTCCGTGAAATGCACGTGTTCACTTGTTAGGTGATGTGATTCCACTAACTTAACAATAGCCCTTGAGAGACCTTGCTGAATCCATTGAAAATCAACGGGTTCGCAGGAGATCAGACGAGGGCCGCGTGAATCTTTCGGAACAAGGACAACCTTGGCCGGGAGATCCATATCGGTGATACTTTGAAAAGTATCTAACCGATCACAGACGTGACTCAGGGATACGAAGAAATACGTATCCAAAGGGTACTTGTCTGTGATTCGATGAGAGACATTAGTCCAAACATACTTCTCCCAGAGTTTTTGCTTTGTAGCAACAACACCCGGGCCGTGTGCAGG